GAAAGATGTAGCCCTCCGGGTTTAGATCGTCGGCTTCGCCTCGCTCTAAATCGTAAACGACTTCCCACACTTGCAGAGTAACCGCAAGTTGTCAAACTGCTCGACAAAAACTCCGTACGATTGGAGTTTGATTATCTCCTTACAAAATATGCAATAACTCATTCTTCCTCCTCCTTTCGAGGGAGGTGGCCGGCCTCAGGCAATACCGTTGGTAATGCGCCGGCTAATTTCAATGCCTCATACAATCGGTGTATCGCCGTACTGAATGTAAAGTACGCCTCCGGGTCATGCTGTGCGATTTCAATCGGGTGCATTCCCTGTTCGGTGATGAGGGCGATTGCCCTCGCCTTTGGTCCGTCACTCTTTCCGAATGACGAATCACCTCTCTCCGGTCTCCACTCACCCAATTCCGGTAGTGTGAGTTCTCGACCTTCTGACTTCCTGCAATACTCTCTCGCTTGCGTTCGAGTTCCTCGGACCGATTCAAGGTGGCTAGGCAAAACCTTCGCCACTTGAGTTCGGCGCATACTCACGTTCCACTCTGTGTAAACTTGAGCATGGAGTCTTCCACCCTCACCTCTTTCCAACTGACCAGTTGCATATCGGAGACGGGTGTCGGCATTTAGCCCATCCCAAACTTTTGCGAGTGCCTCGCCAAACTTCTCCTCTTCTCCATCTACGACTCCCAAGTGGGAGAAGTGGATGGTGCTTATCCAATGCCGTTTTTGTTCCGCCATACCCCTGCGAACAGGTCGAGGGTTATGAACGTAACGTGAACGTTAACAGCATGATAACCGCACTACTTCGGCTTGCAGTCTAGTGTTTGTTAACCTGTTAACGGTTGGGGGGTAATAATAGGCAAACAGGTTTGCCTTTCCCCCCCAACCTATGCGGCTTCGCCTCACTAGAGGATAGCGAACTTTTCTAATCCGAAAACGACTATCAGAAGAATTATGCAAATTCGACAGAAGTCAAAATCACTTTTTGGATTTTCTTCGTCCACGTTTGGATCTCCTTCGCTTACGCTTGAGGATTGGACTCCATGACTGAACATCAATCGAAACATTGAGTGCCCAATCTTGAGTCTGAGGTGTATCATCATCAATAGTGGTAGTGTCAACATAGACACCAATCAAACCACACATAGTATCACCTAAATATCCAGTTGAATCTGAAATAGTAACCGAATTGGCATCCTCGGTGGCACCGGCGGCCGATTCGTAAAGTGAAGTAAAACTCACCATGAATGGTGCCGTCTGCGCCTCTGTTGAGGCTTGGTCGGTCACGAAGAAAGGGTCTGCATCATTACAGACGAAATCGAGAACATCAAGTGCCGCACCTGCATCTTTCTGATATGGTGAACCAAATCCTGAATATGACAGTTGACCCGGAAGTTCAACATGAGCCATCATGGAATTATACACTCCGAAAATATTTTGCTCGTCGTTCGAGTGTGTCATCATCAACTCCTTTGTTGCTGAATCGAGCCAAGCATTCATCTTGACTCCAGCATTACCAATTCCGACATCAGTCGAGTAACCTTCGGCAAATCCAATTCTGAAATCATAATTGTCTGTCGCCGTCTTGAATCCAATTCGCTTGCGTGCATCCATAGTGGATTGAAACGCATTCTTCCACGCCTCCTTACGAGGCTTCGTAGGAGCATACCAAACATACTTGCCTGATACAGCCATTACCTCATCTTGAGCGAGTGTATTCGGATTTACAATCCTACACGAAATATCTCGTATCCGAAATATTTGCCCTTGACGAATTAGTCGTCCATACAAACTACTCAACTTTTCTGAAACATCCATCAGAAATTTATCTCCACCTGCGCCATCAGCGAAGGCATCGCCACCAAATGTGTAATCTAATCTTACCATCAATGAATAATACCGC